CGTAACAAGTAGAACATTCCTTCTCGCCGTGGCAGCTATTCTAGCATTCAACCTCATCTGGGCCGGCATCGCCATTCATGGCATCAACGGCACCCTGGGGTCAATGGCCAGGGAGATCGCCCGCGAGAAGCGACCCTTCGAGTCAACCACCGTCGTCGAGGATCTCGGCGAGGTGGAAGTGACCTGGCACCGCGGAGACCAGGAGTCCGCGAGCGAGTTCGCGGCGCGTATCGAGCACGAACGCGCCATCATCAAGAGCAACAGGCCCCTCACCGGGGCTCGTTAGCAAGGGGGGATCGGCCTAGCCGATCGGGGAGGGCTCCGGCCCTCCCCATTTCCCCCCCTTTCACCCCCACCCCCCTTACTAGACAGACACATGAACCACTTCTTCTTCTCCGACGGCTCCCAGAGCATGTCCAAGTCGGCTCGCGGCCACGACTCCCGCAAGATTGTTCCGGCAGTCCTCGTCAAGCGCAAGGCTGACGGGTGCGAGGTCCTGATCAGCGAGAGCAAGTTCCACGAAGCCCTGCACGAGGTCGCCATCGCCCCCGACACGGCCCGCGTGATGACCGTGACCACGCCTACCGGCACCTCCAGCGTAGAGATCAACCACGAGATCCTGGAGCGCATGCCGCTCGAGGGCCTGCGCGGCCTTGAGATTGCGCGCTACGTCCCCGGCGGCAACGCCATGGATAAGCGTAACCTGATCAAGGGGATTCTCATCATCCTGGGCCACACCGAGGCGGCCTCCAACAAGGATTCCCTGCTCGAGAAGGAGCGCGAGCTGCTTGAGGCCTACGAGGCCGAGAAGGCTGTCGAGGCCGAGGCCGAAAAGAAGGCTCCCGCCAAGAAGGCTCCCGCCAAGAAGGCACCCGCAAAGAAGGAAGAGGTCTGATCTATGGCGCTTGATACGACCATCGCAGGTAAGTACAGCAACAGCTATCTTACGGTTGCCCGTGCGACCGAGATCCTCACGTCAGCCCGGCTCTACGCGGACGCGTGGACCTCGGCGGCGGTCTCGGTCTCGGACCAGGAGGCAGCACTGCGGTGGGCGACCAAGCTCATCGACACCTACTACGAGTTCGAGGGCCAGCGCTCCAGGGTCGGCATCGACGGTCAGGCGCTTTCCTGGCCGCGATGGAACGCGTTCGACGTGGACGAGCGGGAGATCGAGTACACGATCATCCCCTACCGCGTAGAATGGGCCACCGCCGAGCTTGCCCTCGAGCTTCTGACCAAGGACCGCTCCGCGGAGCCCGGCCTGCTTGGGCTGGGCTTCCGCGAGGCGAAAGTCGGCTCGATCTCGGTCAAGGTCGACCCGTCCGAGACTCCGGACCTTATCCCGGACAACATCAACGCCATCCTGGCTCCCATCGGAACCCCGTCGCCCGCCGCCTCTATGGGCAAGGGCACCTACAGCGCGAAGGTCAAGCGTAGCTGATGGGAGCCCTGGACGGAGCGTTTGGGCAGCTGGTGCCCGCCCTTCTGGGCGCTTTCTCGGACACCCCCGCGGTGTTCACGAGGAGCGAGTCCGGCTATGACCCCGTCAACGACACGACGAGCGTCACCACCGTGACCGCCAGCGTGCTCACCAGTCCTCCCGAGGGCTTCAGCCTTCAGCTCATCAACGGTGACTCTATCCAGTCAGGAGACCGCCGCATCACAACCGCCGCGAGCTTTGGCGCCCTAGTGGTGCCTCGGATCGGGGACGAGGTCGTGCGCGGCGAGATGGTTGGGACCGTGGTGGCCGTCAGCCCGATCAACTCCGGCGATGCCGTCGTGGCATACGAGCTTCAGGTGCGTACCCCCTGATGGCTGGGCTTCGGACTAACCTGGACAAGGCGGTAGAGAAGTTCGCCATCAAGACGCTCGTCGCGCTGGACACCACGGTTCAGGGGACTATGGCGGAGATGGGCTTTGCTGCCCAGGCGCTGTCGCCGTTCTACACGGGAAAGTTCCGGGCCTCGTGGCGCATCGCGCAGAACCGCACAGACACCACTACCTCTGCCGGGGCCCGCTCCAAGAGGGAGGCCAGCAAGCTACTCCGCGCCAGCAAGGGCCGGGTGGACTCCGGCTACCGCGACGTGCCTGTCTCGTCCAAGGAGTTCTCGGACCTACAGGACCAGGCGGGCTCCCAGCTCGCCGGCAACGTGCACATCCTCTCCAACTCCGTGGAGTACGGCGATAAGGTCAACTCCGGAGACCCGGAGACGGGCCGCGCCCCTAAGCTGATCGTGGAGCAGGTCCGCCTGCTCTTTCCCGGGTTCGTCGCAGCGGCCGCACAGCGGGCCAGGAGCAAGCGCTGATGGCTATGGTGAACGTGAGAAAGGTTCTGCTGGCTGTTCGCCGCAGGTTCCTCACTACGGCGGACCTTCCCGACGCTATCCAGTACGACGGCCTGACCCTCCCCGGAGGGCTGCCGTCTGACGATATCGCCATCATCGAGACCATGGTTTCCGCGGATCAGCGGAGCGTGGCCTACGGCACCTCCCAGGCTCTGGGCGTGGTGCAGTACCAGGTGGTGGCCCCCGCGAGCAGACCCGATTTGGTTAACAAGGCTTTTGACCTTGCTCATGCTATAATCGAGAAGTTCGAGAACGGCATCACCTTCGAGGACTCCGACGGGGTTCGGGTGCAGGTCGTTCGCTCGGAAACCACAGGCACGGGCCGTCGTAGTGGTGACGAGTCCGATCTCTACTACGTCCCAGCCGCCATATCCTGGCGGTCATTTTCCACCCTAGAGCCCTTCTAGGGCCTGACTCCACCAACTAACTATGGCTTCTCAATCTGGATCCACGGTCGTCGTGTCTATCTCGGCGCCCAACACATCTGCCGCCACGGTCGCGCAGACCGGCGCGTTCACCAAGATGCGTCTCACGGACCGCAACGGTCCCTCTCTTGAGGTCGGCGAGCTGACCTCCGGCGAGGTCTCCGCGAACCGTCAGGAGACCTCCATCCGCTCCGGCTTCCAGCAGGTCTCCGGCCAGCTGGGTTTCGAGTTCTCGTACAGGGCGCAGGACGACCTTATCGCGCTTGCGTGCCCCGGGGCCTTCGCTGGCGGCGCGGGTGCTGCGACCATCGGTGCCGCCGATAACGACCTGACCGCCGCGGGCGCGTTGACCTGCACGGAGGACCACAACGTGCTTGTGGGCGAGATCGCTAAGTTCACCTACGACACGGCTGCTAATGTGATCGTGTTCATTGGCATCGCTACGGGAGCCAAAACCGCCCAGGCGCTGCACTACTTCGGGGCTAAGCCTTCCTCCGACACCGTGGACAAGAGCCTGTCCGTCGTGGTCGGTGACAGCACCGGCGTCCAGAAAGGGAGCATGCTCTACTCGACGATCGTCAAGCAGTACCCCGACGCCGGCGTCGCCCTTTCGCAGGCGTTCGGTGGCTGCACGGTCAACAACTTCTCGATGTCGATTCAGCCCGGCTCGCTCGTGACGGGCACCGTGGACCTCCTCGGCCTTGAGGCGACCGCGATGGCGACCACCTACAACAGCCTGACCTCGCACAGCGATGCCCCGACCTCGACGGCGTACTCGCCGTTCTCGTCCTGCGTGTTCATCGAGAACGCTCCGAACGCGGTTGTCTCCGGCCTGGACTTCACGATCAACAACAACCGTGAGACCCTGCCGCTCCTCTGCTCGGCTTTCGCTGACGACGTCTACGAGGGCGTCGCCAACGTCACCGGCACCATGACGCTCCTCTTCGAGAACGCGAACGAGTACAACAAGTTCCAGAACGAGACCGAGTCTGAGATCACCATCGTGCTCGACGCCGGTGACACCGCTAACGAAGAGTGGTCCGCCATCACCTTCCCGCGCGTCCGTTACCAGCAGCCCTCCTTCGAGGTGCCCTCCAACGGCCCCGTGGTCCTGACGCTGAACTTCCGCGCCCTTGAGACCACCGCGCCCGTCGCCGGCCAAAACGCGCCGACGTCCTGCGTGTTCTACCGCCACCCGACGGCCTGATAGCTGACTGATACGGCCGGGGTCCCACTTCTGGGGCCCCGGCTTTCGCCCCCTACCCCCTACCTCCCTTACTAACATGGACCTTTCCAAGCTCGATACCGCTGAAGTCACCGCCGTCATGGAAGTGCGCCACCCCGTCTCCGGGGAGCCGCTGCTGACCGACGACGACCAGCCCATCACCATCACCCTGCTCTCGGCCGACTCTGACGAGTACGAGACCGCGATGCACGACGCCCAGCGCTCCGCCGCCCGCGCCGCCGCCCAGACGGACGGCATCGCAGACCCGGCCGGCACCACCCGCCGCGCCACCGCGGTCCTGGTGCGCTGCATCGTCGGCTGGGAGAACATCATCGTCGACGGCGAGGAGCTTCCCTTCTCCCGCAGCAACGCCGGCACGCTTCTGACCAAGGTACGCTTCATCCGCGAGCAGGTCAGCAAGTTCATCGCCAACCGGGCCAACTTCCTGGAGGACTCCAAGGGGGAGTCCTGAAGGCTCTGATCGAGCTGGCGGAGTCCCTGCACAACAGGAACTCCGCCGGCAACTCAGGGCCGACTGAAGAACAACTACGACTCCTGGCGAAAGCCAAGGGGCTCGATCCCGACGAGTACGTCAACGAGCACCTGGGGTCTATTCACATCGAACCGAGCTACCGGTACCTGTGGGGAATCTACAGGACACTGGCTAACCGGCGCGGCTACAACGAGGGTATTCCGGAGGCCATCCGCTTCCAGGAGATCCAATCGTTCTCACAACTAACCAGGACTCCCCTAGACGCCTGGGAAGTTTCGATCATAACAGCCCTCGACGACTACGAGCGCGGGCTGATCATAGAAGAACGCCGAAAGGCTCAGCAACGCGCTGAGAGAAGAAGCTAATGACCGACGTCGCGAAACTCCAGGACACCACAGGGATCTACCTCATCGAGGTGGGCCCGTGGTTCTACTATGGGCGAGCGACGTGCCTTTATAAGCGGCGGTCCCAGCACCGCCGGGCCCTGGAGCGCGGCATCCACCGCAACCCCATCCTCCAGGCGGCCTACAACAAGTACGGCCAGTTCAGCTTCGAGGTGGTCCTGGAGTGCCCCAAGGAGGATTGCCCCCGCTGGGAGGACCGCTTCCTGAAGATGTGGATCGGCACCGACCACTGCTGTAACCTGAGAGGCGCTGAGGGGCCCCTGGTTGGCCGCAGGATGTCCGCGGAGACGCGGCAGCGGATGTCGGCCGCGTCGAAGGGAAAGTCCAAGAGCGCGGCTCACAGGGCCGCTGTGATCGAGGCCATGGCGCCCCTCCGCAAGGCCATCGGAGCCAAGGTCTCCGACTCCCTGACCAAGTATGCCATCCGCGTCACGTACGTGGACGGCCGGGTCGAGGAGTACAAGAACTCCCGGGTGGCTGCCGAGGCCATCGGGTGCCATCGCCAGTCGGTGGATAACTTCGCGTCCGGGGCCCGCTGCCCTCAGAACCCGCGCTCGCGTAAGCTGGGCGTCTTGAAAGTGGAGAGATTCTGATGACAGATGTGGCCAAATTACAGATCCAAGTGGATTCTACGCCCGCCCTCAAGGCGGCGCAGAACCTCGCAGCGCTTGACAAGGCCGCCGGCCGGGTTGTCAAGCAGGCTAAGAATCTGAAGGAAGCGAAGCTCGGCACCACCGCCAAGACCGGCGGCGCGGCTTTCA